GTACTCCGCGCCGTTGCCCTCGCCCGTGCGGTTGACTGAGTCCACGCGGACGGGGATGGCCGTATTGACCATCCCCTTCACGATTGACTGAATCATGAAGTGCAGGGCGTTGAGTTCGGAGCTAGCCGTGAACTCAGAGGTATTGAGCTTCAGTTCGTCACTCATCGAGCCACATCCCCTCGAACGTTGTGCGCCACGAACCGCCGCCGGGCTTGTGTGCCGTTAGGTCGTGGGAAAGGTTGACGATCTTCCAAGTGCCCGAAGCGGACGGGACGATGGATTCGACGCGCACCGCCGCACCGATGCGGAGATCGGGGCGGAAGTACGAAACGACTTGAATGCCGTTCTGCGTGAACGTCGGGTACCCGACCATCCCGGTGTCTGCGGAGACAAGCGGGATCCCGCCCGTCTCTCTCACCTTGCCGCGCGGCAGGAGGACGATCTCATCGTCGTCGATGAGGAGGTCCGCGCCGACGCTGTTGGCGACCTGTCGCATCTTCGTGATCGGGTCGCCCGTGATGATGCAGTCGGAGAGCGTCGCCTCGACCCCATCATTGCGGAACGTCTTGCCCGTCTTCTGCGCGAGCATCCCGACGGTTTCCGCCGCCGACTGCTGACCCGAGATGGCCAGTTGCCCCTCAGGTTGCAAGACAGGGTAGCTACCCGTCTGGGCTTCCATCTTCATCACGGGGCAAGCCCCGTTCAGATCGGCGTAGGCGTTCGTCACCTCGCCCTGAAAGACCACGGAGTAGTTCCCGCCCTCGCCTGCTTCGACTTGGAGCAGGTTCCATCGGCGACCGAGCGGGCGGAAGGAGAGCATCGTGAGCTGAGCCATCGTGTCAAGTGACAGCCCATAGACCTCGACCGACGCCTTCGCGAAGTCCACGCCGCCCTGTTTCGAGATCGCCACATGAGTAGCGAAGCCCGTGAGCGTGTAGACGTTGTTCGCACCCGCCTTGTCGAGCGTGACCGTCAGGCGCAGCGCCTTTTCGGAAAAAGTCACGCCTGCCATTTTTCGCCCTCTGCCAAGTAAACGAGGTAGTACCGATCAGACAGTCCTGAGTAGTCCGGGTGGGAGTCCCCTAGCACGTCATGAAAAACCAGACGCCCCGAAAAGGCGGTTGTCTTGAAGATCGGTACAGGGCTTCCGTTGTTGCAGATATGCCCGGTAACCACGTCGACCTGGTCGACTGCGAGGCTCAGATAGAGCGCCCCGCCGTTCTGCTTCAGGCTGATGGTGCAGTTCTGCCCATCGAGAACAACGGAGAACCGTTGGTTCGGGATGTTGGAAAGCGGAATGCGCATCATGAGAACAGCCCTCTGATAAACCTAGTCTGCCGCTTGCCGCCGTCGACTTTGCTAGCGCCCGTGGCCTTCTTCGGCGACCACGCCACGGAGCCGCCGCCGACGTTGGCGGAGCGGACTTCCTGAAAGGTGAGGTCAACCAAGAGCAGGTTCGCCCCGCCCGTAGAGGAGCGGGTCGAGCTTGCGCCGATCAGGGTCATGTTCGAGCGTACCGTGGTCGGCGTGACCACTGTGAACGCCTCGAGGCCCCGCAGGGCGGCATCGATCTTCGCAATCGCGGCTTCCTGAGCGGCATAGTCGCCCGAGAAGAGGAGCGTCACGGTGATCTGCTGTGGCTGGGCGACCTTGTCATAAGCGTAGAGCGCGCCGTTTTCCTGAGGCTCCACGGGCACGACGGCAGAGGTGTCCTCGCCGAGATCGTCGATCGAGTCGTAGTCGCAAATCGGGTTGCCCTTCGCGTCGAGGATGGCCCACGAGAGAATTTCAACTGACATGAGTTACCCCTTTTGGACAACGCCCGAGACAGAATTCTGAATGTAGTCTCGCGCCTTGCCCATCGCCTTATGGACACTGCCCGCAACGGCTTCGCCGATTGCCTCGCCGTCGCCCGAGGCGTTGACCGTGGTCTGCACCGTCACCTTCATGTCGGTGTTGACCGCGTTCGAAGCGCCCGCGTTCGATGCCGCAATCCCTGCCGGCGCACCGGCCACAGCAGGAGTCGGTGACGCAAGCAGGGAAGACATCCACCCGCCCACCTTGTCGGTGAGGCCGTCGAGGAATCCGCCCGTCTGCCTGTCCGTGGGATCGGCCTTGATCGTCACCTCGCCCTCTTGCGGAGCGGTCGCGGGTTCCTTCGCCTCG